GTGTTTTCTCCCTCCCAAAAGTTCAAATTATTTTTTGGCTCGGATAGCCCGACGGGGCGAAAGCGGTCAGAACGCCTTCCGTTTCCGAGCCTTAACAAAGGCGTGCTGCATGGAAGGCGGTGCAAACTATGGCAACGAAGAAGACAACCATCAAACCGAAGACGGTGACAAAGCCGAAGGCCAAGACGACGGTCAAGCCAAAGACTAAGACCGCGCCGAAGAAGCCGGCAACAAAGGCAAAGGCCGAACCGAAGAAGGCGGCATCACCTAAAACTCCAGTGAAAAAGAAGACAGCAAAGAAGACCGTCAAGAAACCGAAGGCGGTCGAGCCTATCAACGTCAAGACAAAGGCGGAACTGCTTTGCGAAGGGGTTAGCCCCGAGATCAAAGCCCAGGCTATTACCCTGGCCAACGCAGTCCTGACAATGCAGGAAAAGATCGAACAACAAACACCTAAGTACAAAGATGCGGATCTCGCTCAAGAGGTCACACTCGGAACGGGTGAAAAGGTATTGAGACCGAACCCTTTAACGCAAGAGTTCCGCGCAACGGTCCGCGATTATGCGACCGCGCTCAACAACCTGGATGAGATCCTTAACGAAAAGAAAGCGGCGACTGAGGTCTCACCGGTTAAGCAACTGCGGAACAAGTTCAAGGTAGGCTGATATGATGGGGAAGGAAGTCCCTCGTCTGTGGACTCGGCCGCTGAGAAAACTGACGAAGAACACAAGCCTCGGGTTCGCTGCCATCGAGTATGCGAACGACATCCTCGGGATGACATTATACCCGTGGCAAGAGTGGGCTCTCAAACACTCCCTTGAAATAGTGGGAGATCTCGGAAAACCGGGCTGGAGGTTCAGATTCCGCACGGTTTTCTTCATGGTATCAAGACAAAATGGGAAGACGGAGCTGTCGAAGGTGATAGCTTCGTTTTTTCTTAATGTCCTCGGTGTCGAGGCAGTCTTCGGAACTTCGCTCTCAATGGAAAAAGCAGAGGAAGTCTGGGAGGCAGTCATCAGGGAACAGGAAACACATCCCGCTCTCGCTGAGGAAATACAGAACATCGCAAGAAGGAACGGCGGCAAGAAGCTCGTCCTGACCGGACTGCGAACTTACAAAGTCGGCGCACCGACCAGAAGAGCAGGAAGAGGCGACTCTAATGACCTGGTCATGCTCGACGAGGTCCGTGAGCTGAGAGATTGGGAAACATGGAGCGCTGCAGTCGCTTCCACGAACGCGAAGCCGAACGGCATGACCGTCTGCTTCTCGAACGCGGGAGATCCTGACAGCATTGTTCTCAGACAGCTCCGCTCTCAAGCTATCGAGAAGATAGAAGGAACGAAGGCGAACGACTTCGGCGGTGATGTCGATGCGGACAGCCTCGGCCTTTTTGAATGGTCGGCTCCCGACAAGGCAGAGACCGATGACATGGAAGCCCTGGCACAGGCAAACCCTGCGCTCGGCTACGGAAAACTTACCGAGAGGGCGCTCATGGCAAACCGTGAGACGTTCCCGGAGGCAAAATTCAGATCGGAATGTATGTGTCAACAGGTTGAGACCATCCTCCCGGAACCATTCCCTGAGGGCGCATGGCTCGGCGGGCAAGATCCCGAGAGCTTCATCCGGGAAGACAGTGAGCTCTTCTGGGGAATTGAAATGTCATCTGATCGAAAATATACGGTCATCGCAGTCTGCGGTCTCCGCGAAGATGGCAATTATCACGTTGAGATTGTTGACAGACGCATCGGATCAGAGTGGGCCGTTGACTGGTTCAAGCAAAGAGCTCCGAAGTATGGAGAGATGAAGCTCTGTTTTCAAGGCCGTGGTGCTCCGGTGTCAGGTCTTGCCGAACAGATTTGTACGGTCGAGGGCGTGACAAGGATGGCGCAGGAAGGCCCCGACCTCTCTGCAGGCTGGAACCGTTTTTATGATGCGGTAGCAGCCAGTTCACCAAAAGACAACAGGGGCGGGATAAGAGTTTTTCACATTCCGCAGCCTGTTCTTGATACTCCGGGCAGAACTTGCCAACTCAGGAACCTGGGCGGCGGCATCATGCTCCCGGACAGGGTGAAGAGCCCTGATGATATTAGTCCGCTCATGGCGGTGGCTATGGCCTACGCAGGAGCGACACAGATCACCAAGAAAGAAAGAAAGGTCTACGAATCAAGCTACGCATCAGGCGCGAGCTTGACGTTCATCTGAAAAGAAAAGGGGAACACTTAAATGGCGAGTATTTTCGAGCGCTGGCGGATGGTCAGCAAGCCGTCGATCATCAACGTCACACTTTCGGGCGACGCATCGACGCAAGTGCTAAATATGACAGCGACGGAGCTATACCGCACACAGGACAACCTTCGCGCAGTTGTTGATTTTCTGTCTAACAGCATCGCGCAGCTCCCGCTCAAGGTCTACGTCAGGGATGGCGAAGCCGAGCGCAAGAGAGACCGCACAAGTGAGGCGGCTCTTTTGCTTTGGAGACCTAACGACTACATGACACAGTTCGAGTTTATTCGCGGCCTCGTCATGGAATACTTCGTATTTGGCGCGGTATATGTCTGGGTAGTCCCGAGCGCAGAGAGCGCAAGCGGGTGGGATCTCCATATCGTCCCGACTAATTGGGTAATGATGTCAGATAAGTCCACAGCCTACAAGCCCGGAACGATCAGGATCTACGCACAGAATGGCGGAAATGCGGTCGACATTCCCGAGAATGAGTTCATTCAGTTCAAGACATACAGTCCGGGACATCCGAGCGGGTTCCTTTCACCTATCAGCGCATTGAGGCAGACACTTCTCGAGCAGGTCGAGGCGGGCAAGTTCCGCAGACAGCTCTGGAGATCGTCAGGCAGACTCAACGCTCAGATCATCAGGCCGAAGGACGTCTCTCCTTGGGATGAGAAAACTAAAAAGGCATGGGTTGAAGCCTTCCGTGAGGCATGGGGATCAGGCGGATCTAAAGCCGGTTCTATTCCTCTCATGGAGGACGGCATGGAGATCAAGCCGTTCCAGACTTCTTTCAAAGAGTCGGAATGGTCGCAGTCGGTCGTTCTCTCACGTGAGTCGGTCGCTGCAGCTTACGGCATTAACCCGTCGCTGATCTGGCACTCAAACACACAGACCTACGCATCCAGCAAGGACAACGCAAGAGCGTTATATGCGGAGTGCCTCGGTCCGACGATCCAGATGCTTCAACAGCGCATCAATGCGTTCCTTCTACCGAAGATCGGAGCCAATCCTGACACATATGTCGAGTTTGACATCGAGGAAAAACTCAAGTGGAGCTTTGAGGAAAGAGCGAGCATCCTGCAGAGCGCAGTCGGCGGCCCCTGGCTTACCAGAGACGAAGCCCGCGCGGAGCTCAACCTTGCTCCGCTGCCTAACGGCCAGGGCAAGCAGATCATCACACCGCTCAACGTTACCGAGGGCGGTCTTGCAGCTCCGAACGACACACATCGCGAAGATAATGACTACTCAGCTCCGCCCGGAAGACCGTCGGAGGACTCGAAATGTGCTTGCAAGTCTTGCAAGACAACCGAAGAGCTGAGGCTCAAGGGTAAGAGTACCGAGGAAGAAGACAAAGCCATCGAGGATATTCTTGTGGCCTTCTTCGCAAGACAAAAGCGCTCGGTTCTTCCCAAGATCAACGCGGGAGATCCTGACTTCTGGAACTCGGAGCGCTGGGATAAAGAACTCGCAGAAGATCTTGAACCCGCGCTTGAGAAGATCGCGGACAAACACGGGAAAGATGCAGCCGAGTCTCTCGGCTCTTTTTATTCCGTTGAAGTGACACGCAACTATATCAAGAAAACAGCCCAGGCAAGAGCGAAGAACATAAACAAGCGCACACTGCAGCACATCGAAAAGGACCTCGAAAAAGAGGAACCTGACACCTCTCATGTGTTTGAGACACGTTCAAATGAGAGCGGAAGGATGGCAATAGCCGCAGCGGGTGCGATTGCATCCTGGGCTTTGGTCGAGGCCGCACATCAGGCAGTCAGCGACGGAGCTCCGAGAGTTATCGGGAAGGTCGTTGAGAAGGAATGGGTGACAGGTCCGAATTCAAGACCGAGCCATGCAGCCATGAACGGCGAGCGTGTTCCGATAGATGCGGACTTCTCAAACGGGCAGCACTGGCCCGGCGAAGACATAGGCGATCCGGATGAGAGCTGCGGATGTAATTGCACGACAGAAGTCGTTATCACAGGAGGATAAATCAATGTTTTACAAGACGATGTTATTAAAAGCCAACGAGAATGGTGCGCTTGCGGGTTATTTTTCGACCTATGACGATATGCCTGACTCTTACGGCGACATTATCGAAAAGGGTGCATTTACTGAGACCTTGAAGAAGAGAGAAGAGAGCGGCCATCCATTCCCGCTCTGTTTTAATCATGACTTCTCTGCAGTTATCGGAGCAGTCAAGAAGACCGAGGACACAGACAAAGGTCCTTACATCGAGGCAGAACTCCTTGATACCCAGCTCGCCCAGGATGTCAGAAAGATGCTCAAGAGTGGCGCGATCTATCAGTTTAGCTTTGCTTATGACGTACTGCAGAGCAGAGTTCCGAACGAAGACGAAAAGAAGAAGGGCATCATGAACGTCTTGCAGAAGGTCGAGGTCTTCGAGGTCAGCGTTGTAACTGTACCCGCCAACCAGAACGCAGTCGTCACAGACGTCAAGAGCGGAAGACGCAACCGCAAGAGTGACGAAGAGATCATAAAAAACTGTATCGAATCGCTTAAATCATTACTTGATGACGGCGAAGAAGATAAACCCGCAGAAGATGACGCAGACAAAGAAAAGGCTGCGCCTAAGGTCAACGAGGCATCGGAGGAACCGAAGGCTGACAGTAATTCCGAGAAAGCGGCCGAACTTCTCGAAAAAATCTATCAAACATTTGCAAAGGAGACAAATTTATGAACCTTAAAGAAAAACTCGCAGCAAAGAAGAAGGAACTCGCAGACCTCGGTCCTATGCTCAAGGATGCAAACGTAACAGACGAGACTCTCGAAAAGGCTAACGCTCTCGTTAAGGAGATCGCTGATCTGGAGACTCAGATCGCAAAGGCTGAAAAGGCTGCAGAGATCCTCAAGGTTATCGGAACAACTGACAGCTCTAAGAGCTCCGAGCCTGAAAAGATGTCCGAAATGGACGAGTTCGTCAAGAAGTGCGCTGAGATCAAAGACAAGAAGACCGGCGCATCACAGCACTTCAAGGCTTACAACACAACCATCACAGCTCCGCAGATCGCAGACGTAGACAGGAGCATCGCTCCCCAGCCTGATCGCACTGCTGCAGCTTCCCTCTTCACCAACACACAGATCAGTGGCAACGCTGTCACATACTTCCTGCAGGGCGCTTTTGAGACCAACGGCGGAATCTCTCCCACGGCTCAGGGCAACAAGAAGCCTCAGGCTTCCACATCCTTCGCAGGCACAACTCTCGCACTCTCCAAGATCGCTGCATACGTCAAGGAGACAGACGAGATCCTCACAGATGCTGCTTTCCTCGCTTCCGAAGTTCAGAACACTCTGATCTATCAGCTCGGTGTTGTTGAAGATGCTCACATCATCAACGCTATCGGCAGCACAGTCGGAATCGGCGCAGAGACCTATGACGGCACAAATGTCACATTCGCAGACGGTATTCTCTCAGCTATCCTCAAGGTCAAGGCTGACTCTGCTTATGACGCTTCTGTTGTCGTCGTTAACCCTGCAGACCTCAAGACTCTGCTCACAGCTAAGGATCAGAACGGCCAGTATTATGGCGGCGGTTACTTCGTTGGTGCTTACGGCAACGGCGGCGTAGGAATTCCCGCATCCATCTGGGGCGTTCAGATCTTCACATCCTCTGCAGTTTCTCAGGGCTCTGCTCT